ACCAGCATCATCAATCGCGGGATAACCTTGTATTCGACTAGCGTCTTACTCATCTGCCTTTTTTCCCCAGTTGATTATCTCATCAATGGTTCTGCCGCAACCGATGCATCGGACGCGATCCTTGTCCAGAACGCATATGCCAACGCAGGGGCTTTTACTCATTTGCCAAAGCCCTCATACGCTTGACCAGTCTCTCCGAGCGATTAGGCAATTGCCTCGCCCATTTGCTGTCAAGCATTTCTAGCGCAGCCCCAGCCCAATCTCTGTCATTGACGCACTTGCGCATAGCCTTAAAAAGCCTCATTCTGGGCAACCCCATATTGAAAACCATATTGGCGATGATGCGCTGCGCCTCTTCTGGTAGCTCGCTAAAGTCCTCATAAAGCCGGTGGCAATCCTCGCGCACAATAGCAATATCCAAATCAAATAGCTGCTTCATGCGGCGCTCAGTAATTGTGTAGCCCAGTGGCTTGCCATACTCTGCGTCACCCTCGATGATGCGATGACCCACGCCAATCGTCAGGTGACCAGCCGTGCATTTGTAAATGTCCAGCCTCATGCCCTCATCAGCGATTAGCTCTTCGCGTAGCTTTTCGATATCCATTACAACCTCATTTCTTTAGCCAGCGCGACAGCCTTGAGCCACGTTTCCTCTTCGGCCTGACGTGTGAACGCCGAGCCTTGTAGCCGTTTGCTGTACTGCTGTATCTGGGAGACGTGGTAAAATAAGCAGCTTCTATGTTCCTTGCCACACAACACCAGTATGTCATAATCTGCCCATTCCTTTGTGTTTCGCGGTAGGTGTTTCGCCGAACAACCAGACCCAAGCTGGAAATGATATGCTTTCTTGGCTTTGCCCTTCTGCAATAAGTAGCTGGCCGTCTTTACCTGTATCCTCAATATAGTATTGTCGCTATTGGAAATAGCCACGCCGTCAATCTTATCTTGCGCCGCTGGCGCGTAAGCCCAACCCATAGACAATATTGCCCCGGCAGCAAAATGCTCACCAATCAGTCCAGTGCGGGTCTCGCTCAATTTTTAGACGCCAACCATATAACCCAAAAAAATATGCCAAAGGATACAATGCCTAACGTGCCAATAGCAATAGCCTCGATAATCTTCTGACGCATTTCCTGCTGCTTATAAATCATCTCCTGTCGTTCTTTCCTGATGCGCCCCTCAAGGTGTATCAGGTCAGCCCAAGCCTGCGGGCCATACGTCATTTGCAGATACTGTTTAAGCTCCGCACGTTGCGCCTCTAACCGCTTCTTGGCGGCGTAGACTTGCAGCGCCTGCTGCTGCACTGTGTCTGCCCCTTGCAGGCGCTTAAAGAGTGGTGGGTTCTTAACCTGTTTCTCAGCTTGGTCAATGTCAGACGCGGCCTTCATCCAGCGCGACACATCATTGATGCAGCTTTCAAGGTCACGCCCGGCAGAAACCATCTGGCGAATAGTGTTAAACGCCGCTGTAGCCCCGCTGACAGCCGCACCTATGGTAATTGGATCCAACCTACTGCTCCTTGGCTACAGGCAAACACACGGCTCTGACGGTCGATGTGCCATTACCGGCCTGCGCCGGGATGCTGTCTTGAGCCGCCAGCTCTTTAGACAGAGTAACACATTGCCCAAAACTTTTGAACGTGTGACTGTCATCCCACTTGGCCGCGCCAAGGTAAACTATTAAAACAAATTCCATCATGTGCTGCTAGGGCGTAACAGGTCGCTGTTATAGCATCGCGCTCGCCAGTCGAGTATGTCGCCGCGCAATACTGCCTGCTCGTAAATCTGAATTATTGCTTGCGTGTCTGGGCATTTGTCGACAACGCCAGCATCCACTTGCGGCTGTCCACTGGGCAGGATAACTACCACAACGAACAGCAGCAGCGGGTTCACTTTGCGTCTCGCCCAGTCAGCCTCTTGACTGTTTCAGTTTCCCAGATGCGCAGAAGCCACCAACCCAACGCCACAATAGCGGTGATCTCCGGTATCGCTTCAAAGAAAGCGCCTAACGTAATACCACCAGCCGCCATATCAGCAGTTGTTTTGGCCTCTTCTGTCATCTACCTACTCCGTTGGGCGGGCGGCGTAGGCAGCCTTAACTGCGTCAGTAAATACAGTGCCAGCGATAGCTTGCACGTCAGCGTCTTCGGCTGCTACATCAGCGTCAGGTGCTAGTGTGTGGCGATGAAAAGTGCGGCTGATCTCTGTGCCATCCTCTGAGATGATAGTCGCTTGGCGTACTTGCACCACAGACCAATCACCTTGATTGATAACCTCGATCTTGTCGTTCACTTGGGTTTTTGTAAGTGCCATCGTTTATCTCCTTATGGCTTGGACTGTCCGACCTGATGTCCAATCAGGTTATGATGTTCTGTAAATTAAAGAACCTTGAGCAACAAAAGTATTTGAAACATCGGCAGTCTGTAAATATGTATTAGATGTAGCACTAGTTCCACTTACTTTAGTAAACCAACCAGCGGCTGCATTACTTCCACCCAATTCTATACTTAATCCACTTACAGCATTATTAAGATTTTGAAACACATTAATTATACCAGAACCAGCATCAACACCAGTGTGATTAAAAGGTAATCCTTTAATCAATGTGTAATTTCCTGTAATACTTCCTATATTTGTTAATGCTACACGAAACACAGCATAAACCATATTTCCTATTTTTGTGTAGTGTCCTACTTGACCACTATACCCAGAAACCTCGGTGCCACTCAAATCTGTAATGGTCGGCGTCCAAGTACCCTCCTCATAGTCGTCCAGCGTATTGTTCGCATTGTAAACGCCAGCAGCGGTGCCAAGGGTGATGCCTGCGGGGACGATGAGATGGCCCGATGGGTCGAGGCGCATACGCTCGGTGCGGTTGTTGCTAGTCGAAGTGGCAAACAAAAGAGACCCGTCAACGGCACCTGCGGTATTTGTGTTAATTAAGCCGCCGATATAACCGTATTCAATTTGCACATCTGAAGCGTTGTTGAGGGCAAATTGAATACCGTTTCCGCTGCCTACCGTATTCGTAGGTCTGTAAAAACCAACGCCGCCATATGTAGGGCTAACCGCCGTGCTGTCTGCGGTGAAAAAAGCAGGTAAAGCACCCTTTACATCAAGCCTATACGATGCATTAGGACTGCTTGTTCCAATCCCCACATTATTGGACGCCGCATCCACAAACAGCGTGTTGGTGTCCACGGTGAGGTTGCCAGAGAAACTCCCAGTCGTTCCACTGATAGCCGCAGGGGTGCTGCCGCCGATCACAGTGCCGTCGATGGTGCCGCCGTTGATGTCTGCAGACGCTGCCGTTAAGTCGCCCTCAACGTCCACATCCTTGAAGGTTGGGTTGCGGCCAAAAATACCGCCTTGCTGTCGAATTGTCATCTGACCTCTCCTTTATTTTGGCGGGCTAACTGGGAATGAAACATCAAACCAATTTTCCACATTCTCTGGAATGTTAGATGGCAAATCTCTCAACTCTGTGCGATAAGCAGCCCAAGCAGCTTTTTGCTCACTCGCCAGAGGAGAGTCAGACATCTGGGTCCAGTCAGATTGCTTTAGTAATTGATCTCGCTGATGCCTAACTTGAGAAAGATTTAAGTCATCCATTTTCTTTTCCTTTACTGGGTTACATGATATTTAATATCATAAACACCAATCCGATGTTGTGCTGCGTCAGCGCCGTTTGTAACCGACAAGACCAAGGCTGTTGATACTGGGCTGGTTAAATTAGCTCCAAGCGACTGAGTTCCTTTTGAAACTCCATTAACAAAAAACTCAACTTCGTTTAATTTGTTAATAACTTTAAGCGAAGTTGCAAGGCCAGCAGATATATTTGTTGCCAAATCTAGAACAGTTAGAGACCCAGAGTTGTCGCACACAATCCCTTTGAGTGCGTTACCATCAATTCTAAATCCAAACGCTCTTGCTGATGGATCAGCCGCAGTAATTTGGTTGGAAAACCTAATCCAAGTTTTTCCATTTGCGGTTCCAGAAGCAATGTTGCTAACAATAAATTCAATTTCGCAAACTTTGCCATAGTCATAGGTGGCTTGGCCTAGACCAAGACTTGAGGCTATAATTGTTGACGCTATGGCTGTTGAACCTGCTGTTGCGCCAGAGTTGACAATAATTCCAGTGCCCTCACTTGTCACTGATCCTGTTCCCGTTACAGCAGTTGTCCATATATCAATGGCGCAAGGAACACTTCCAGAGCGTTGCTTTGCTTGGTCAACTAAAAATGTATTTTCATAATGATTGTAATTATTA